CAAGCACGCCAAGCAACGCGGGTATGACTTCGCGTATCCCTCTGGAATCACTAAGGAAATCATCAAGGATCTCGGACTCACTGGGCACTTTCCAAATGAAAACTGGTCTTGACATTTCCCTGACAATAAAATACTTGACTCTAAAGCCATTTGGTGCTATATTTATAGAGTAAGACAAAGAACTAAACAACCTCCCAAACTGGAGAATACAACATGGCTATCGACTTCGCAACATTCACCGCAACCGCCCCCTTCATCCTTGACGCACGCCTGCCTGTGCTTCTCCGTGGCCGTCACGGTGTTGGTAAATCACAAGTAGTATATCAGATTGCTGAAGAACGCGGCTTGCCAGTCGTGGAGCGTCGTGCTTCACAGATGACTGAGGGTGATCTTCTTGGTCTGCCTGACACGGCCGACACCGCTATCAACGGCCGCAAGGCTACCACTTGGAACGCTCCCGATTGGCTTGTGACAGCCTGTGAACAGGGTGTTCTTCTGTTCTTGGATGAGGTCGACCGCGCAACTATGGAGGTTCGTCAGGGTCTTTTTGAGTTGACCGACAGCCGCAAGTTGAACGGCTGGCATCTTCACGCCGACACCCTGATCGTGGCCGCTGTCAATGGTGGCGAGCACGGCGCACAGTATCAGGTCGGTGAAATGGACCCGGCAGAGCTTGACCGCTGGACCGTGTTCGACGTGGAGCCATCCACTGAGGACTGGTTGAAGTGGGCCAATGGTCGTGTGCCTTCAATCGTGTGGGACTTTGTTAACCATAATCGTAAGCACTTGGAACACGAGGGTGACTTTGAGCCTAACAAGGTCTACCCTTCTCGTCGCTCTTGGGACCGCTTTTGTGTCACTGCCGATCCTGCTGGCGTGTTCAATGAGGACGGTGATCGTGACCTCCTATTCAACCTCGCGACTGCCTTCGTTGGCTTCGAGGCTGCTGTGACCCTTCGTGACTTCGTTGAGAAGTACGAGTGGCAGGTGACCATTGAGGATATTCTTGATAACGGTGACTTTGATAAAGTAAGCAAATGGGGCATCAATGACCACGCTGCTATGATTGAAAAGTTTGAAGCATCAGAAGTATTCGTTAACGTACTTGACGAGACTCAAGTCACCAACTTGGCCGAATACTTTGTTCGTCTGCCATCTGAGATTGCGATGAAGCTGTGGACCGTGCTTGGTGATGCTGATAACATGCAGAATGTTGTCGCGCTTCACAAGGCTACCACCAACGATGGTAAGCGTGTCAGTGACCACCTTGTCGAGATCCTTGGGGGCAATACAGAGGACTAATGCGCCATCGCATTCCACCACGTTTAGCGCCACCTAAGATTGGGGATCTGGTCAGGTTATCAGGCCCCGGTGGTCTTGGTATGGCTTTTAAACGTGCCCATGGTATCGGTATGGTGGTAGAGATTTATAAGCCGGACAATCGACGTAAAAGGTATAAAGTTCGATGGCTCAAAACTGATGAACACATGGATTTCCATGACGAGGATTTAATCATTGTCAGTAACGTGGATAGATAACTTAGCAGTTGGGGATTTGGTTGTTAACAAAAGTGAAGGCTTGCCCGCCCTTGTATTAGACAAGCAGGAAACAGCCCGCGCTAAGTATGGCAACACTGTTAATAAAAGATACAGATTTAGACTTTACTTATCCGATGGGGAGCAAGGTTGGATCACTGAAACATCTTTCAGAGCTTTGTATAAACTTCCTTGACATTTCCTTGACAACTTAAACCTTGACCTTAGTGCTGTATGGTGCTATATTATATATGTAAGGAGATAGAACATGTCAGACGACAAGACAACCAAGCCCTTTGACCTCAATATGCACACTGCGCGCCTGCTTATGCGTGAGCCATTTTTTGCTGCCTTGTCGCGACGTATCGACAAGATCGCATCTACCGCGATCCCTACCGCTGGTGTCCGTGTCAACCCTGACAGTGCTCAGTTCGAGATGCTTTACAATCCTGAGTTTATGGGTTCACTTTCCGATAAACAAAAGCAGGGTATCCTTATGCACGAGTTCTATCACTTGATATTTGAACACGTGACCGGTCGCAAGCCTGCTGATGGTCTTAAAAAGATTGATAACATCGCTATGGATTTGTCTATCAACTGTCACATCTCCGACTATCTTCCAAGTGATTCCACTCCCGGACCTGATATTAACGGCGAGCCAATGAAGGCCTGCATCCCCGGCGAAGGTATGTTTAAGGATCTGCCATCGTTTAAAACTTACGAGTGGTATCTTCAAGCACTAAAGGATATGGTTGAAAACGAGAGTAAAGATAGCGACGGTAACGGCGACCCGTTTGGTGGTATGGACTCTATGGATGACCACGATGGTTTCGGTGATGCTGACGGTACTACACAGGAGATTGCTAAGGAGCGTCTTAAAGATACGATCAAGAAAGCAGCAGAAGAAGCTGAGAAATCACGTAACTGGGGCACTGTATCCCAATCAATGCGCGGCGAAATCTTGGAGCGTATCCAAACTAAAATCGACTGGCGTAAGGTGCTACGTTACTTTGTTAAGACCTCACAACGGGCCGACAAACGCTCTACACCGCGTCGTATTAACAAGCGATACCCACGTGTACACCCCGGCAAGCGTGTACGTCGTCAAGCAAAGATAGCTGTTTCTATTGACCAATCTGGATCGGTTGATGATGGTATGCTCGCCGCGTTCTTCTCCGAGTTGAACAAACTGGCCGAGATTGCAGAGTTCACCGTGATCCCTTTTGATACCGACGTAGCCGAGAGTAAAATCTATGTGTGGAAAAAGGGCCAGAATAAAAAGACCGAGCGTGTCTTAACCGGTGGCACCTGCTTCGATGCTCCAACCAAATACGTGAATGAACACGGATTTGACGGCCACATTATCCTAACTGATTTGATGGCCCCTAAGCCAGTGCCAAGTAAGTGCCAACGTATGTGGATGACCACTGCACGCTACGCTGCACGTCCATACTTTCAAACCAACGAGCGAATCATCGCTATCGACTCATAGGAGTAAAATCATGTCAATCACAGGCCGAAGAACAGATAACGCAGGTGTTATCAAAGCATGGCAGAATGGGCTAAGTGCCCGTAATCACAAGAGAACTTTGACAAGCGTGTCCTATCCAAATGGAAGCGCAGAGTTGTTTAGCTACAACCTAAAGATCGGAGAACGGACGCCAGCCGGTGTCTTTGTGATTGCGGACTTTACCGCGCCTGCCAATGGCTTCCACTCTATGACAACATCTTGTCACGTCAACCTCGCCAAGTACAAAACTGGTAACCCCTTGATTATGCATCCTTTGGTGTGGGAAAGTTCGCCAATGAGTGAACGCAAGCCTTTTTAATCTCTTGACATCCTCTTGACAACTTAACCATTGACTTCTACCCGTTTTGGTGCTATATTATAAGGGTAGAAAGGAGAAAGCAAATGCTTCAAAACCGCCGCGGCATGATGGTCGCTCTTATCATCGCAGACGTGACCTGTTGGTCCGCCCTTATTTTCCTTGCCTTCAAATGGGCAACCTGTTAGGAGATTATTATGAACAACGAAGTATTGAAAATCCTACTCACCGAGTCAAACGTGAATCTGATTATGAACGCTTTGACCTTCTTCGCCTCAGAGTTTGACAACGATGGCGATGGTTTCACTGGAGCCTTGGAGCTACACGATGACCTCTTAGAGCAAGTTGCTCGCCACGATGATCCTGACTGGGTTATCGACCGAGAGCCAACCGAGATTGAAGAGGGGTTCAGTTTCTCCGTGACAGAGGATGATTTTATCGATGCGGGTATCCGTGCCCGCGAGCAAGCCAAGGCGACAAGTATGGCCGCTAACCGGCGGACTATTCGCTTTGGTGAGTTTACCGTTGAAGATGCTGGCGATAGAACTGAGCAACAGAAAGTAGATATTTGGGATCGTCCGAATGATCCTACAAAATGGTAAGGAGAACAAAATGAAAGTCGGTGATTTGGTAAGAGTTAGAACGAAACACTACGGTGAGAAGCTGGGTGTGGTTGTTGAGATTGACAAAGAACTTGGTGTTCGCGTCAAGCCACAAAACCACGACCGCGACATTTGGGGACTTCCGCAAGATGTCACTGTGTTGGTAAGTGTATGAAAGTCAGCAATCTCTTGACATTTCCTTGACACGATCACCCTTGCATTTACCCGTCCGCTATGTTATATTATAAGTATAGAAAGAAAGGAGATTATTCTATGGCTTCACAACTTGATTCTGTTATCCTCTGGTCCGATGCTGTTGAGCAGTTTACTGAAATGATCCTTCCGATGATCGAAGTCCAAGAGCAGCGCCTTGGACACGTTGACATTCCTGCACGCTCTGAAGCGTGGAGCAACTACGCCGATTCGCTTCACGCCGAGGAAGTGATCAGTGATTGGCAAGTCGAGAACTGGGAGCACCCCGATTGTTGTAACGACTGACATTCTCTTGACAACTTAATCATTGACTTTGACCTTCGCGGGTGTTATATTATATGTATAGAAAGGAGAGAGAACTATGTGGGAAGTCTATCATGAAGCCGGTCAGCAGTGGCCATACGAGATCCGCCGTCAACGCTGTGGCACCAAGACGAAAGCGTACGCGACTGCGATCGCGGACTCTTCTGAAACTGGTGGCTTCGTCGCTGTTCACCGCAACGGCATTGAGATCGCATCTTTCCTCCGTGGCAAACTTGTCCGAGAGTGCTGACATTTCCTTGACAACTTAGTTGTTGACTTTTCCCCGTTTTTCAAGTATAATATAGTATATCAAGTAAGGAGATATATCAATGCAAAGAGCAATCGACCAGATCAAAATCCAAACCGCCAAACAGTACAAGCCTGCACCTGCTCCGCCAACACGGAAGCAAATCACTGGCTGGACCGTCGAGCAAGTTGGTCCTAAAATGTGGGTTGTGTTCCGCAACTCCAAGACCCAAGGCAAGCAGGCCGTTATGGACTTCCCCGATCCTTCATGGGCCGAATCGTTCGCTGCTGGTTGTAACTCTGAACTGGTGAACCCCACCAAGATGAGCGCTGCAAGCCTGAAACGCAAAGATGCCAAGTATCTGACTGACGCGGAGAAGGCTGATCTGGCTGCACTTGAAGCTGGCGAGGGTCTATAAAATGTATACTTCAACAGATAAAGCTATCGATTTACTTTGTGCAGGTATGTGGACTGCTATGTTCATCCTGCTAATGTCCTACTAATATACTCACTAAGTGAGATAGACCAATCAAACCCGGAACCCGTAAAGCGCAAAGCGCGAGAGGTAAAAGAAAGATAGTGAAAACCCCCAACTACATAGAGCCGGTAACTGTGGCGGGCTTGGTTTAGTCACAGAGGGATATGTTCAACCCTAACCCTTGAGGTTAAAGAGAATGAAAATCCTGCACTAATGGCTATAAGAGGATTAGCCAACCTCATAACATACCAACACACTCGAAAGGGCCGCGAGTATTAAAACAAAGATCCCAACTTTTCCAATCGTCCAAGGAGGACAACAAAAATGTCGAGAACTATCACAATCCCCAACGCGGATCTTCCCACTAATGTTATCGGTCTGACCGAGAAGGGCCGCGGCCAAAGTAAACATCTTACGTGGGAACCTGTGGGAAGCTGGTCTGTGCCTGAACAAGGTTTCCGCCCTGATATTAAGCGCGATTCTGATGGTGAGATCGGGATGGCAACACTTACCGAAACTGAGATCCATGAGTATGCCGCGCAAGCCTTGAAGGAACTGGAGCATGCGGAAAATGCGCTTGCACGTGCCAAAGATCGTGCTGATGCTATTCGTATGTTTGCGCGTGAACTGTATGCTACGCCGATTTTGAAAGTAGCGAGCGAATGAAGTATTATATTACACAAACAGTTATTGAAGAGATTGATGGAAAGTTGCAAGGCCGCGAAGTTGTATTGACCCGTGCCGACTCCCGTGTTGACAATAAGTCTGCTTTGTTGGTGAATATCGTCAAGTACAAGAAACGTCTTGAGGCTCTGGGCATTACCAATCTCCACGTGAACAAATACGATAAGAAGCGTTACAATAAACTGATCCGAGAACAGAACAAATATAGAAAAACTGTAAAGCTAACAATGGCGGACCTTGCGAAAATGACCGAGCAAGCTGAAGAACTTGGAAGTGACAATGTTTAAGGTCGGAGAACTCATCAGTAGATATAATAATATAGGTACATCTAAAGGTCATTGTGTAGTAGTAGATAAAGACCGAGATAACTATACATTGTATAATAACTCATTAAAGTGTTTACAGATAGTTGCTTGTGTAGTAGTAGACAGAATATATAAACGTATTCATTGTAATACAGATAGAGATAAAGAGGGAGATGTGTTTGAAATGACTTAGGTGTTATTGTGTAGTTTGTATGCACATTATTGATAGTGTGTTATTTGGTGTATATATTTTGATACGTGTATACTATTTGATACGGTAATGTTTTATATTGTTATGTTTTTAATGTGACTGTTTTGTGTAGGTGTTTAGTATATGTGTGTTTTGTGCATTGTCAAGTGTCAAGTCACATTATGACCGCATTGCCCGTCACATTGCGTGCGACATTGTGCGACACCTGCCTGCCCTGCTTGTCACATATGATTGCGACAACTTGCGACAGACTTGGCCGAGACTACAACATAAACATTATACACGATTGCATTTGATTGGAGGGGTGCGTTAAACTTTTGCCAAGTCCCCGCGTGAAATGTTCGCGAGAGTAATACAAAAGATATTTAATAATAGTTATAGTATATGAATGAGAAGAAGACGAGAAGACAAAGACTAGCAGATGCCAGTTTGATCCTACCATTTGTGCCAGTGCTAGCTTACATCTATGCTGGCCTATTGTTTGACTATGTGAAGTGGCACGTGAGAGATGTGCGCGAGAGTAATAATAAATAAACTATTAGCTAACAACTATAGTGCGACAGGAAACAGACAGTCACATATGTAACACAAAAGTGTGACACCATTGTCCAGTTTAAAAGCAGACAATGCGCTAGCACTACCCCCCTACCCCCTACCTACCCGAATGTATGTCTCTACATATGCGACAGCGCTGACAGGCCGGCTAAGTACGTTTTCGATACGGCTGTAAAAATTGAGATATTTGACCTTCCGAAAAATGCGCCTAAAAATTTTCCCAGATAGTTAGTATGAGGGCACAGTGGGATATAAGGAAAGACTATACAAGTATTTCGAGATACCACCTAAGCACCACTTTAAGATTGGTGACTTAGTCACGTGTTCTTGTCACGGTGGAATTGCAATGATAATTAAGTTCTATGATAAAAGTGACGATCACCCGGGTATGGATATGGCGCAGATATATTGGCTTAAATTTCCACACGACGGCGTTAAGGAGAGAATATGGATGCATACCATAAGTCGGTTGAGAAAGTGGATTTAACAGGGGTTGGTAGTTAGTATATGGCATTTACAGAAGACACAAGCAGATATAGAATATTCAAGTTGGGAGATTTGGTTCATTACCACGATAAGTTTGTTATTCCACCAGACGCAGTGAATTGGAAGTTTGAAGAACCAGATACCAGCGATAGTATGGCTATCATTATTGATCAAGATGCAGTAAAATGGGATATGAAACCATATGCTAAACATAGGATGTACAAAATTAAGCATTTAAAGAGCGGAATTGTGCGCACGTGCTCATCGCATAATTTAACAAAAGTGTATATTAGTGATGAAGTTCCAGACAATAGCGACTAATTACAGTGGTAGAAAAAGATGATCATCACAAAAACTAAATTAAAAGCAATTATCGTAGAAGAATTAACAAAAGCCGATAAAGATGCCATAAAGCGTATGATATCTAAGGAAATCAAAGCTATGGTTGAAGATGAAGTTGAAAAAGCGATTAAATCTAAAGCTATTAAAGACGATATTGGAGATATCACTAAAACTGTGATCAAAAAGCTTTATAAAGATTTATCAATACAACATCCATATATTATTGATAGAATTAAAATTTAAGGCACTACTTATACACGTTTTTAGGACCTAATAATGATTAAATACATTGCAATTGCTTACACTATAAGCACCGCTAGTATAATTGAAGATAGCCAATATTGCGAGATAAAAAGCTTGCAATCACCGTACGTCAAGGATATCGACGAACCTATGGATAGTAATCCCCTGTATATACCAGTGGATACTTGTAGTATTGCAGACGCGCGCGACGAGGACTCGAAAAAGGCACTTCTTAAGTGCATCAAAACTAGACAAAACTGGCGCAAGCTTTAATTTGTTCTAGTTAATGTATGGGTTTTTACAAAAACGGCCTTACATTGGTCGCTGGTATGACGTTGTATGACGTTGATACCAAAAGTATCGGTATACTGGTACGACGATTTTCGACAAGAGAAACCCAATTTTATGAAGGCGCTGAACATTATAGTATTCCGTATGACCTAGTATGGGATATGGAACAATACATTACTTGGGTATGGGATAGCGTGTGGTCAAAAGATGGTCGTGTTGTTTACTCCGAAACCGGTTTGCTTAATCTTATTAAAGCCGGAATCATTGTTGTGGTTGATGACATAAGCTCCGATAAACTTGGTGCTATATGAGTGATGGAGGATCTTCGACACAAAACTGACGATATAGAGTTGTTAGCTGGTGATATGTTAATTGATTCATTGATAGGTACAATTGGCATACTAATGCAACCTGAGAATGATCGTCATACTAAGGGTTATTACTACAACTCTAAGTTTTGGAAAATATTTTGGATAAGCAATAACGAAGAATACGATTCGTTCTATGGTTATACATATGTTGAAGAATATGGCTTGAAGATGTCTATTCTGATTGGTATCTATGAACACTATTGCGTAAATAAACAAGAAAAAATTTAGAAAAAAATATCGACAATAAAAAGAAAAAAATTCGACGTTTAGAATATCAACGTAGTTACAATAGTGGATAAACTTAATAAAATCTTATTCCCATTCGTGGTGGCCGCGTTTTTCACTAATATCTGGCTTCTGGTGTGGGGCAATGTGAATGACCTATTAGAACTTCAAATATTATCGATAGGGAATATGATGTTGTTAAGTTTCTCACTTCTTCGTCAAGAAGAGGATTAACGACATAATTACTATAGGTTAAGGAGGGATAAATGAGTGGGAATTTTATTATTTGTATTGGGAATGCTTTCGTGTTCAACTGATTATATGATTGGTGGGGCTTCCGAAGTTGTAACCATTCGTGAACAAGTAGAGGTAGAAGTACCGGTTGAAGTAGAGATTGAGGTACCGATATATGTAGAAGTTGAAGTTCCGGTGAATGAAGGCGTGATTTGGGTTGATTCCTTTACACAACATATGTCAATTGACGGTATCGATATTTTATGGGTAGTCGATCGATCTGGTTCGATGAGTCGTTTTAATGCTGAGCTTCTTGCTGGAGTAGAAGCTATGTTATTAGCTTTGCCGGTCTCTGATTGGCGATTGGTTATGATAAGCGCCGATCCAAGAGAAGCAGTCGATAGCACAGAGTTTCCTTTGGTTCCCGGTGACGATATCGGAGATGCATCCGCGATGCTAGCAACTCTAACCTCTGCGCCTTATGAAGAAGGCTTTAACGCTGTTTACGAATATATTAATCACAACCCATATTCCTCTACTTGGATGCGGCCAGATGCAGGTCTATTGGTAGTTTTTGTTTCTGATGAAGAAGAACAAAGCGATGTAGAGTATCCAAATGCCTCAGATTTTATTAGCTGGTATGGTTCACAACGAATGGGTTCGGTTTTTATGGCTAGCGTGGTGAACGTAAAAATGGAGGATAGCATTTGCGATTGGGGACCAAGTCCACTTGATATAGGAGATCGATATATGGAGGCCACAAATTTGTTAGGTGGTGTAATTGTAGACATATGCGATTCGGATTGGTCACCGGGCGTCACGGATGCCACACACTCAGTTGAGCCATATGAAAATTTACAATTGACCCATAAAGCTGAAATTGATTCAATTAGGGTGTTTATAAACGGTGCTTTAAGCCATGACTGGTATTATCAGGAGTCAGATAACACAGTTTATTTCACTATTATACCATCTGCAGGCCAATTAGTTGAAATAGGTTATAGATATATTGAATTAGATACTGATACTGGTGATTCTGGTTCAACCGAATAATTTAAAAGGAAACAAAAAATGAAAAAGTTATTTAAATATTTGGCTGCGGTTTCTTTGTGCTTTGGCTTTACATTTAGTGCAAACTCCGTAGCAGATAGGGTATACAAACCCAAACAACCGATTGAAAAAGTTAGTAAATCATTATCTTCAGTTGAAAAAAAGGTCAGAGGGGCGGCAGTTAAGGTTGTAACCGGCGGCGGTCACGGTAGTGGTACAGTTGTTCAATACAAAGATTTAACATTAGTATTAACCGCTAAACACGTCACAGATGGCTCAATTGGAAGTAGTTATTTAATATCAAATCAAAATGAGCAAAGGAATGCAACACTTGTATACCAAAGCAAAGAACACGATATCGCTGTTTTAGTTTTACAAAAAAGTTTCAAGTATATCAAGCCTATGCCTTGGAAACCAACAAAAAAATATGATATTGGTACAGATATTGTATACTCAGGACACCCATCGTGGCACAAGCTAATGTCTTTTCAGGGTAGAATTGTTGGATATGAACAGGATCCTAAAGCTGGAACTCAACTTATAGTCAATACTTACGGTTGGTTTGGTTGTTCAGGTTCTGGAATTTACAATACAGATGGAGAATTACTTGGTATACTATATGGAGTCGATGTTCAATATGTATATGGCACTCAAATACAAGAAAATATGATTTGGGTTGCACCTATTAAGAATATTAATATTAATACTGCTCTTGATGCTTTTTGCAGAGGTAGTATTCAAGAGTATAAAGCTTGTAAATGAACAATAAATGGAACATATTTTTAACAGAAAAAGAACTAAAAACTGTGGGAATTGTTGTTTGTTTAGATGAACAGCAACGATTCCTTATTATTAGACGTTCCAATATTGATGATAGAGGCGGTAGCTGGACCATACCCGGTGGTCATATAGATGATGAAGATTGTACTATTGAATCTGGGGCTGTTAGAGAGTTATTCGAAGAAACAAATTTAAAATGTGAAATTTGTGATTTAACATATCTTGGCCAACCAAAACCCGAGAAGTTTTATTTTTTAACACAAAAGTGGTCTGGGGATATAAATGTTGACAAACCAAATCCAAAAACTGACAAAATCGAACATGATGATTGGAAATGGTCTACTATTGAAGAAATAAAAGAGATAGAAAATACAGAATTTCCGATCTATTTATTGGAGAAAGCTTTAAAACTTGCAGGATTTGATAAAAATGAGTGATTTATACGGTTCTCTTGATGAAAAAAAGAAAAAACGTAAAAAGGCTGGTTCCGAATCGAGTAAAGAATCTTCACTAAGAGATTGGTTTGGTCGTAAAGGTGCTAAAGGAAAAAAGAAGGGCTGGGTTGATTGTAACGCGCCCGATGGAAAAGGTGGTTATAAATCTTGTGGCCGCTCTGGTGGAGAAAAACGCAAGAAGTATCCTGCTTGCAGACCCACTCCCGGTGCTTGTAAAGAACGAGGCAAGGGCAAATCGTGGGGTAAAAAAGCTAAAAAAAGAAAAAATGAGG